GACAGCACCATCAGGTGCAAGACTGTGGATGTCATACCTAGATAAAGAGGATGATGTATTAAGATACCAAGGTTTAGCATTTAGTTGGATAGGCTTTGACGAACTTACACAGTGGCCTACACCATTTGCTTGGAACTACATGCGCTCACGTTTACGATCTACTGCAAGTGATTTACCTGTATACATGAGGGCTACGACTAACCCCGGTGGTAGAGGCCATCATTGGGTTAAGAAGATGTTTATTGATCCAGCACCTCATAATAAATCATTTGATGCTACTGATATTGAAACAACTGAAGTATTAAGATACCCTGCAGGTCACGAGAAAGCTGGTAAAGCTTTATTCAAACGTAAATTTATACCTGCAAGATTATCAGATAATCCATACTTAGCTGAACAAGGTGATTACGAAGCAATGCTTCTATCACTACCAGAACAGCAAAGAAGACAATTACTAGAAGGTGATTGGGATATCAAAGAAGGTGCAGCGTTTACTGAGTTCGATAGAACTAAACACGTAATTGAACCATTCGATATACCAAGTAACTGGGTTAAGTTTAGAGCGTGTGATTATGGATATGGTAGTAAATCTGGTGTAGTATGGTTTGCGGTATCACCTAGTGAACAACTAATAGTATATCGTGAGTTATATGTAAGTAAAGTATTAGCCGCAGATTTAGCTGATCAAGTACTTGACTTAGAAGCTGGAGATGGTAATATTAAGTATGGAGTACTTGATAGCTCACTATGGCACAAGCGTGGTGATACAGGACCTTCCCTAGCAGAACAAATGGTTCAAAGAGGTTGCAGATGGCGACCATCAGATAGATCAAAAGGTTCACGTGTAGCAGGTAAGAATGAGATACATAGAAGGTTACAGGTAGATGAATATACCGAAGAACCACGCTTAGTATTCTTTGATACATGTACTAACATGGTAGCTCAATTACCTGCGTTACCCATAGACAAAAGAAACCCAGAAGATATAGATACTACCTCAGAAGATCACTTGTACGATGCATTACGTTATGGTATCATGTCAAGACCACGGTTTAGCATATTTGATTATGATCCAAATGGGCGACCATCAGGTGGTATGAATGTAGCAGATTCCACGTTTGGATATTAAGGACAAATAAATGGCAGAAGAAAACGAAGGCTTTATCGAAGATGATGCAATTATCCTAGAGGATACTGATGACTCTACGGTTGATGATGCAGATACAGCAAAGATAATTCCATTTATTATGGAGAAGTACAATCGTGCTGACGACTACAGACAACAGGATGAACAACGTTGGTTACAAGCATATCGTAACTATCGTGGTTTATATAGTCCTGATGTACAGTTTACTGATGCTGAGAAGTCAAGAGTATTTATTAAAGTAACTAAAACTAAGACACTTGCCGCCTATGGCCAGATAGTAGATGTACTATTTGCTGGGCAGAAGTTCCCGTTAACAGTTGATCCTACTGAACTACCAGAAGGTGTAGTATCAGATGTACACTTCGATCCTAAAGAACCTGAGCAGTTACGTGAGTCAGAACTGAATGAAGAAGTAAACCCATATGGTTTTGCTGGAGATGGTAAAGACTTACCCGCAGGTGCTACTGCTAAAACATTACTTGATAGTATCGGACCACTTAAAGATAAACTAAGTGAAATTGATAACGTCCGTGAGGGTGTAGGTAAGACTCCTACATCTGTTACCTTTAGCCCTGCTATGATAGCGGCTAAGATGATGCAGAAGAAGATACACGATCAATTAGAAGAGTCTAGTGCTAGTAAACATTTACGTAGTACAGCATTCGAGATGGCATTGTTTGGTACTGGCGTAATGAAAGGACCATTCGCAGTAGATAAAGAATACCCTAACTGGGATGAAGACGGTGAGTATTCACCTGTAATGAAAACAATTCCACAAGTATCTCATGTATCTGTATGGAACTTCTATCCTGATCCTGATGCTACTAACATGGATGAAGCACAGTTTGTTATTGAGCGTCACAAGATGTCAAGAACACAATTACGTGCGCTTAAACGTAGACCACACTTCCGTTCATCTGTAATTGATGAAGCTATCTCACTAGGTGAAAACTATAGTAAAGAACATTGGGAAGATGACTTATCTGATTATGCGCCAGAGCATGGTATTGAACGCTTTGAAGTACTAGAGTATTGGGGCATGGTAGATGTCGAAATGCTGATAGAACAAGGTGTAGATATTCCAGATGAATTAACTAATGTAGATGAGTTACAGGCCAATGTATGGATTTGTAATGGTAAACTACTACGTATGGTTATGAATCCATTTAAACCTGCACGTATCCCTTATATGGCTGTACCATATGAACTCAATCCTTATAGCTTCTTTGGTGTAGGTATTGCTGAGAACATGGATGATACACAAACATTAATGAATGGTTTCATGCGTATGGCAGTAGATAATGCTGTACTATCAGGAAACTTACTAATAGAGGTAGACGAAACTAACTTAGTACCCGGTCAAGATTTATCTGTGTATCCGGGCAAAGTCTTTCGTCGCCAAGGCGGTGCACCCGGACAAAGCATTTTTGGAACTAAGTTTCCTAATGTAGCACAGGAGAACCTACAACTCTTTGATAAGGCACGTGTCCTTGCAGATGAGTCTACAGGTTTTCCATCTTTCGCACATGGTCAGACAGGTGTGTCAGGTGTAGGTCGTACTGCTTCTGGTATTAGTATGCTAATGGGTGCTGCACAAGGTGGCATTAAGAATGTTATCAAGAATATTGATGACTACCTATTAAGGCCATTAGGTGAGAACCTATTTAGATTCAATATGCAGTTTGATTACGATCCTAAGATCAAAGGTGATTTAGAAGTTAAGGCTCGTGGTACAGAGAGTTTAATGGCTAATGAAGTACGTAGTCAAAGATTAATGCAGTTTATGCAAATTTCTTCTAGTCCAGCACTTGCACCTTTTGCAAAATTTCAGTATATTATACGAGAGATTGCGAAGTCTCTTGAGTTAGACCCTGACAAGGTTACTAATAATATGGATGAGGCGGCTATTCAAGCTGAACTCATGAAAGGTTTTCAACAAGCACAACCAGAACAGGGCGCACCAGCAGGGGCTAATCCAGTAGACCCTACAGGCGCAGGTGGTGGTAACATAGGTACAGGACAAGCTCCTCTACCACAAGAACAAGGATTTAGCGGAAATGCAGAAGGACAAGGAGCACCTGAGCAAGCTCAAGGCGATGGTCAGCAACCACCAGCAATGGGAACAGTTCAGTAGCTATATAGATTCTTTAATAGCTCAACAGCATAGAACTATGGAACAAGCTGACAATGATAAGATTATATATCGAGCGCAGGGTGCAGTTTTTCAGTTGCGTAGATTAAAACTACTACGTGATGAAGTATTAAAAAATAACTAAGGGAACATCTTATGATGAACAGACAAATGGAATTATTCGCACGTGGTGGCCTTAAAGATGAGGGCGGTATGATTGATGAAGAATCTGGTAACAGAGTTCCTATTGGTGGAACTCGTGAAGGTGTTCGAGATGATATTAACGCTAACGTGAGTGAAGGTGAGTTTATTTTGTCTGAAGACGTTACAAGATACCACGGGCTTGAGAAGCTTATGAACTTACGTCAAGAAGCTAAGATGGGTCTAAAGAAAATGGAAGCTATGGGACAAATGGGTAATAGTGATGAGGCTACAATGCCAGACGATTTACCATTTGGTATGGATGATTTAATTATTGTAGCAGGTGGTGAAACCGATAATGGTGGTGAGCTTAACATGGCTGTTGGTGGTTTAACTACAGGTACTACAAATGTTGTACGTACTGGACAAGAACCTGTATATGGCGGTGGACAACCTGTCGCACCTACTACAACAACTACTCGTAGACTTACACCAGAGATCACACAACCTGTACGTACTACAATAGACTTTAAGAAGCTTATGGGTGAAGCATCCATTGAGTACAAAGAATATCGCAATGCGGCTGGTAACAATATCATGATACCATTTATAGGTGGTGTAGCTACATTCCCTATTCCAGATGGGTACTTCTTGTACACAGGTGAAGGTTCTGTAGGTACGGGTACTACACCAACCGATGACATAGTTGCAGATACTAATGCCGCTACGCAAGAGATACGTTCAAGAGACAGTGGTGATCGTACTAACGTTGCTGTAGCACCTAAACCTGTTGATTATGATAATATTAGTAATGAAGATTTGTTAAAACTTGCACAAGATCAAACTGGTACAAAGGGTACTCTCGTAAAAGTTGCAATGGGTTTTATGGGACCTTTAGGTATTTTTGGTATGATGGCTATGTCACACCAAAGTAAAAAAATACAGGATACTATTAATAAACGAATAGCCTCTGGTATTATTGGAAAGGATTTAAAGGGCGAGTTTACAGAGGTTCTTGGCCTGTTAGCAAAAGGTTCTGGTGGATTAATTGGTGGTGTAGTAGATTTTATAGGTGGCTTACTAGGTAAAACACCAGAAGAGATTGAAGCAGCTAAAAAGACTACTGCCGAAGTAGATAAGAAAACAAGTACTGATCTTCCAATATTTAGAGTAAACCCAACATCGGGTGCTACTGAACTTACTGTTTCTGTACAAGATGCTGTAGAATCTGTATTAAAAGACGTACCTGCAACTACTACAGAACAACAAATGACAGAGATGCTTACAAATAAAGTAAGGGGCAATGTCACAGAAGAGCAACGACAAGTTTTATCAGATGCTGTGTTTGCACCAACTGCAGGGGTACTTCCTGATGACTACGATCTCGCCAGAGAAGCAATGGCTGAAGTTGCACCAGTAGGTGCTGTTAAAGCATTAGCAGGTACACCACTTACAACCTATAGAGATATTTCACCAGAAGCACAAGCTGAACGTGCATCTAGGATATCTGTAGCAGGTGTTGATGCACAGTTACCAACAGGTACTACTACAGCTGTAACTCCAGAGTTAACTGGCTTAGAACAATTAGAAGCTTCTATGGCTTCAACTAAACAATATGAACCTATTAATGATCTAATGCCCGGAGAAGTTAAAGAGATTGCACCTACATCTTACAGTTCTGGTGCAATCAATATGCGTCCTGATGCTTTAGATATAACTCCAGTAACTCCTGTAGATACCTCTACGTATACACCACCATCTTCTATAGGATTTTCTCCTACAGTAACCCCTACAGGAACTAGTGCTGATCCAATGCTACAACCATATGCAGCACCTTTAGCAGAACGTGCTGATCCTTTAATTACTACACCTGCTATAGATTACTCAACACCTTCTGGTACATTACCCTTTATGAAGTCTGTAGCAAATCAAAGAAATGTGGGATTGTCTCAGACTGATGAAATGTTACGAGGTAGCAGTGCTGACCCCCAAATAGAATCATATGTAGC